AAATAGAAATTTCTTTTGCTGACATTTTGAACTGCTTGTTCAAGTTTTTTTGCTATTTCATTCTTTTTCTTTTTAGAAATGTTCTTTCTGAGGATACGTTTTGTATTTTGTTTTGCCATTGTCATTTATCTTTAATACTAATCCACGTTGACGTAAGTTAGTGGCCATATGCAATTCATTTTCTTGCAGGTCTACTTCATATATACCGTTTTCTGCTTTTATTTTGTCAAAAAAACGAAACTCGTTAGAGCTAACTACAGTAAGACCGTTTTTAGTATGAAGCATTTTCATACTTATCTCTTGATAATAGTAGAGTTTTCTGTCTTAGGACCAGGTTTTTTATGTGCCCATTTAGTTTTTTTAGGCTTTTTAGGTCTTTGGACAACTCTGTTTACATCACTAGATATAGGCTGTACTACAGTTGCTACAGAACCGGCAGTCATTGTTTCTGAAATAATATCATTGATCTTCATACAAGTATTTATCTTATTTGGTAGTCAATGGTAACTTATATCCAGGCCTTATTTCTAAAAATTCATGGACACCTAGTGTGCTGTTTGTTTTTATTTTATGTAACCTTTCAACAAAATGGTTATAATTATGTATTAAATCAACTGATATTCTATCATTTAACTGATTCCACTCAACAGGATTTTGTTTGATTTCTTGCAATTTACATAATATATCACATATTAAACTAATTTTATCTATAACATTTCTGGTTATGTCTAATTTTTTTGTGTCTACTAAATAATCAAATGTTTTATAACCCAAATTTTCTAAATGCCTATAAGTATGTGTACTGCCAAGTACAATAAAAGGCTGACACATTACTATAGGTTTAAAAACTTTTTCACTTACAAATAAATTATTATTAGAAAATGTTTCTGTAATTACTTGAATATCACAATTCATCATGTTTTGTATAAAATTATTGTCGCCAAACTGTTTCATATGAACTATGTCGTCGGTTCGCACATCCGCTTCTAACGGATAGACAGGCTGTAATAAGTCTAACCATTCTATTGATTGTTTAACATCCTCTTTAGAAATAATGTTATGTTCTAAATCAATTGATAATTCTGAAATTGTCTTTTTATACAACTCCTCAAAAGGGACACTAGGACTACTAACATAACCATATTGTATAAGATCATTTTTAATCATGCAACCAAGTAATAATGCCCTATGATATTTTGGTGCATTATTCAAACAACTAAATAGAAATTGTTTTTGCAAATTTGTTTCTATGTTAAATAATTTGTTATTATCAACATAATTATATTGTATGCTATCAAATAACTCTGCCATGCTATCTTCTAGAAAATTGTTTGAACAAAAAGTTTTAAAATTTGTATAGCCAGATTCTTGTTGCATATCTTGTATGTTATAACTGCTGTTACAGTAAAAAGTATTATCAGGATCCAAACAAAAATGATGTACTACTTGAGAAATAAATTTAAATATATGATCATCGCAAAAACCTTCTGCACTGTTGTCAAACAATATAACAGGCAATTCATGATCAATAATATATTTAGGTATTAGATGTTTACTGTTATATTTGTGTTTTTCCCACAATTGATATAATTCTTTTGAGCCTATACCATCTAAACTAATTACAAATATTGCTTTTACGTTAGGATGAACTTTTTCTTGTGAGGTCCAGTACTGGTCTAACTGTCTACATTGACCATATACACTTTGTTTTGCATGGCTGGGCACATTACTCAAAAGATGTTTTTGTCCACAACTGGCAAGAAAATTTACAAAAGGATTATCGATATCAACTAATTGCATTAGCAATATTTATTTTAAAATTTTACAATTTTTAAAAGTTCGTGGTTTGACTCTGTGGCAGTTGACGATACTATGTTAAAATTAAATTTTTCTGCAATTTTATGGATTTCATTATTATGCACATTCTCTAATAAAATAATTTCGCATAATTGAGACATATTTTTATCAATGTGTGCAAAAAATTCAGTGTGTATATGCCAATTTTTATCGACTGCAAGTCTATTCCAAGTTTCTTTTGGGATATTCTTAAAAAACATATATTGCTGGCTATTAAATTGTTTAAAGTGAGGTGGGTTCCCAACTATTAAATTAAATTGATGAGTTTCTGACAAACTTTGTATATTATCAGTGTGTATTACTGTGACGTTATCTTTTATGTGTGGATTACTGTCAAGTGTATTGTTTATATCTATAATAGCATTTTCATCACATTCTAATAAAGTTACATGATTACATATACCTGATGCTAATAGAGCAAAGCCAATAAAACCGGGGCCTGCACACCATTCTAGCACATGATTATATTTTTGATTTTGAAGATAGTTTATGTAATCTATAGCAAACGTTCTGCCGCCGCCATCGTTTTGAGGATTATAAAAGACTTGAATATCATTGACTTGCCAAATATGTTGAATATTCATACAAGTATTTAATTACTTTTTCTTTTTGCCGCTTTTCATGTTGGCACACCAGTGATACATTTTACCCTTCTCACCACTGTACTTTTTTGCTTTTGCTCGTAAATCTGTAACTGAACCCTTGCAACTGGCTCCTGCTTTTTTGACTCTGCCAGGACGGCTTTTGCCTTTCTTCTTACCGTCAGCAAAGTTTTCGTCTACACTTTTACTGACATGCTTTTTGTTTACCAGCTCATACTCCACCATGTCACCATAGTCGTCTATGACTGCAACTTCATATACGCTCTTGCCAAACTCCACTGAAGATTTTTTCTTTTTCTTCTTTTTCTTGTTAGATGACTTGTATGGTGCAAACCCGCCTACATAAAAAATTCCTCTGCTTGGTGGAGGAGTGGCTTCAGCAGAATCGGAGCCACTGTCTCCTGCGTCTCCGGAATCTGCAGACCCGCTGTCGCCACTTGAACTTGTTGCACCGCCAGTACCACCTGCGGCTCCGCCGCCTGCACCAGCGCCTGCTTCTTCTGTGGTGTGTTGATACTTGCTCATAAGATCTTCTAGTGTGGCATCAACAATCACAGCAGGAACGCTGTCAAAACCCAAATGTCTGTATGCATCATATCTATGGTGCCCGTTTACTATGCGTAGCTGTTTGTCTAGTAATATTGGCTTTGCTTGTTTGTTCTTGATTTTTTGTACTGCTTTTTTATATTCAGATTCCACACGCTCTGTTTGCACAGGTTTCATTTTTTTCAAGGATAGCTTGCCTTGGCGATATCCAAAGTCATCCTTGATATCGTCTACATGTATCTGTGGCATTTGACTGCGTGGTATGCCTTTGTGTGCTACTTCAAACAGTTTCATTTCAGCTTTCTCATCACATCTGGATGTAATTTTGCTTTTATGTAACTGCGTAACACATCACGTAAATCATGTTGATCGCCTGCCATTGCTCTAGCAGAACGGAAATCTCTGATCATACTTGGATCAGGAACAGCAGTATACGCAATCATCTGGCCTTTGAGGTCTCCGCTCAACAGTGGCTTGCTGAGTATCTCTCGCAGTGTTCTCACAGTGCTGTTGTCTGGTACAGCACCTTCACGCACACTTTCTTTTACATTAGCAATATTAGTCAAGTCTTTCCACAAGTCGCCTTTTTCAATATAGTTTCGCATGTAACCGTCTGCAGTCTTATAAGTGCGGAAAGTGACCAATCGCTTGTTGCTGTCTTGATCAATGATTGCCATTTCCGGATTTTCTTTGGCTTCATCGTATACTGCAACCAAGTTTAAACCTTGCTGGTGTAGTTTGTCAAATCTCTTTGGATCCAATATGTAAGTGCCTTTCTTTGTGCCTGTGAACTGCTTTAACAATATTCTATCATCGTCTCGTGCCTGGAAAAACTTAAATGCTTTTGCCAACAGCTTTACATATTTCTTTTCGTCGTCGTCTGTTTTGATAAAGTTGTTGATACTTTCCACTGCGGCTTTGTAACCAATTTCTTGTGCCGCTAATCTACCTTTAACGCTTTCGTCTTGTGCTGCCTTTAGATAAGCAACCTTGGCGTCGCTGATGTCGGCAATACGGAATCTACCGTGTACACCAAATAACTCGTCTTGCAGTATACTAAATCTTTGTTCTGCTGATGCTTTTCTTCCGCCAGAGATTGCGCCGCCGCCAACTTGATGTATCTGTTTAACTGAGCCTACTTTGATGCTGTAGCCTCTGTATTTCTTTTCTGTTTCGTTTTCGAATTCAATATCAGTTTTGGTTTCTGTTTCGCCACTTACACCATCACCTATCACACGCACTAAATCATATCTACCGTTGGTAGCATACACGTCTGCACGTCTGCCTGTTTCACTGTTAGCATCGTCAACGATGTCTCTGGCAATTTTAGCAAACGGTGTGTCTGCTAACACAGCATTAGGATCTTTGAATGCTGTCCATTGCTCTGGTTTAAGAGACACAGTAACCCAGAACTCGTCTGCTAAATCTTTGTTCTCCGCATCAGCTACTTTTAGATCATATGTTACACCATTTTCCAGTTTGGGTATCCATTTTACAACATCTTCTAATGTTATATCTCTGGTGGGTCTGGCGATAAACCTCACAAACGCTGCCAGTGCATGGTATGCCTCTGCAACTTCTCCTCGATTGAAAACAACTTTTTTAGCAGTGGGAGAATCGGTTGTTGTTTTTAATTGTCCTTTCCACAGTGTCTTAGCAATCACTTGTTCAGTGTCTTTGCCACTGTGATCCTTGCCTTGCCCTGTGATAATGTCTGAGGTACTTGTCACAGACTGGCCGGGATCAGCAGTGAAGGTGTGAGCCCCAGTTGCTCCCATCTTCAATACTGGACTGTTGGATTGCAGTATGTCGTTGATGGCTTTGATGTAACCAGGTAAACTGGTTGATGTTGGATTAGGTCCTAGCACTGCTTCTGTTTTCTTTTTGCCTGCACAGTGTGCTTTTTGGCTGAAGCCTTTTGGATTGCTACAGTTGATGCTGTCCTTGTACTTTTTGCTCCAGGCTTCGTCAATTTTTTTCTTATCCACTTTGGCAAGTATACGCAACTGCTCTTCTAGCGGTAGTTTATCAAATTTATCAAATGTATTCATACTTTCACTCTGTGGTTTTGCTCTCACCAGTGCTTGACTGATTGGCATTGGTTCTCTTATATCACGATCAACGTTGTTTATCATATGTATCAACATTCGTACTTTTGTTGCTCTATCAACTTGCGTTTCATTGTTTAAGAACGCAACTAAATCTTGCTTTTCACTGTCTTTGACATACTGCTGTATGCCGTTGTTCATCATGTAATCAAACTCTCTGAAGTTTTCTCTGGCTTTGGCAAAATCATTAAGTGCTTGACTATCAGATGCTGTACCGGCTTTTTTGTTATCTTTGTTTATACGCCATGTCACTGCAGAACTTGGTTCAAATGGCTCGCCATCTGGTCCGTTAAGTTCTGCTCTGGGTATCAGCGGGCCAAATTTTCCTACGCCTTCTCTGCCGTCACCTAATTTGTTTGTGAACTCGACATTTTGTTGTTGAAGTTCAGATTTTACTTTCTGATTGTCATCATTGATGTCGATGTATTTTTCAGAAAGATCATTAAATTTTATTTTGTATGTGCTTTCAAATTTTCTCAGCACTGCCTGTGCTTTTTCCCAACGCCAAGTATCTTTATACTGATCAGGGTTTGCTAACATCTTTGATGCTTGTAATGCAGTGAAGTAGTGTATGGTGGGCATTATCAACAGTTCACCATAATCAGTGCGGTGTATGTTGCTGGTTTGCTGAAGAGCCCTTGCAACGCCTTCTGGTGCCAGGTGCGGTAAGCCTTGTGCAAAACCTTTTTCTGCAAATATATATCCACCAAAATCAAATGCATGCACTTTGAATGTTTGTGGTCCATGTTTTTTCTGGAACTTTGCTTGCTGTTTGTCTAACTGTTTCTTGTTGGCAATTTCACTGCTTTGGCTGTCAAATCCGTGACTTTGTGCTACTTTGTCAAAGCCACTTAAAAATTCTTTGATAGCATCTGTTCTCTGCTTGATGATTTCTGGAACAGGCCCTAAACGATAGAAGCCATCGCCTCCACGTTGTTTCATTTCGTAGTATCTAGAATAAGCAGAACGAATATAATTTTGCATACTGTCACGCAATTGATGTGCTACAGGATCGTCCCACACCATTCTAGCATTAGGTTGTTCAATGCCTTTAACCATATCCATTATTTGTTCTGCGGTGCGTTCGCCCATTCCAAAATATTGGGGGCCATCTCTGTGATGTGCATGTTCGGTGCCTAGTAGATCTTTGTGCTTGTCTCCCATCTCATGATCTTTGGTTTTAACAGCATCAACAAGATTAGTAACTAACTTGGCAATCTCTCTCATGCTATCAATGTACAAGCCTGGATTCTCTTCTCTGATATCTTCCAAGTGATCCCAACGAGTTCGCATCTTGATCATCATTTTACTGAGTGCATTATCTACATAACTGTCGTCAAATGAGGACCTTCTTGGATCATGATCCTTGCTTACAGGATGTTCCCACTCTGGATACTGTTTGAGATGGTCCTGGAATGCTTTTAGTTTTTTGGAGTCTACTGGACTGCCGGGCGTAAACATTGCTTGCTCGCTGTAGCCACCTTGTGTAACTGATTTGTGGAATTCTTTATATTCTCTGCCTCTACGACCGCTGTTTACCTGATCCAGCCAAGACGCGGCATAGTCTGTGGTTGTGTTTGCGGCATCTGCTAACAGTTTTGCAAATTTTATTGCTTGTTGGCCGTCTTGTAATTCACCGCTGTGTACAGCATTCCACATGCCTGTGATCATTTTTTCCACTTGGTTGGCTGTTAAATATTCTGGTTCTTGAACAACTGATTTCTTGAACAGTTTGTCCACACCATTTTTAATTCTACCCAATATCTGTTTGGGTGTTAAATTGCTTCTACTGTTACCAGTATCAATTTTAGTGTGGTGACCATTTATTAAACTGTTCAATTTGTCATAATCTAATTCAAAGTCTTTGAGTGCTGATCTTAATATACCAATGCTTTTTGCATTTGGTGTTGCACGGTTATGTCCTTGGCTAAGATCATATCCTGCTTGTGCAATGGCACCTGCAAAGTTTTCTTGAGCTTTTTTCAATAAATCTTGTAATCTGTCAGCATCAGGACCATCAGTTTCAACATCTTCGTTTGTTTTATTTTTTACAGTATGATATTCAGCAAGTGTGTTGTATGCCGCGACAAGATATCTCAGGTGCTCTACATAATTGTCTTTGCTGAAGTAGTCTTTTAACACATCAACTGCTGGTGCTTCTACATCAGGATTGATTCTGTATTTGACTCGTTCTTCGTCATCTGCACTGATTTTGCCTATGTTGTTGATCAGCCTGTACAATGCTGTTGCATAGTCACGAGTATAAAGTTTATCACTGTATGCTGATTGCATCGTTGTGGCATAACGAATGACTGCTTTTGCTACTTTGGGGAAATCTCTGTGATAGTCATTACCGCCACCAATTCTGAATTCGATCAGTTGATTACCTGTTCTTATATCCGAATCACCTTTGAAATTGATACTGCTAAACTTGTCTCTGCTGATGCCTGAACTTAAAATATCTTCAATTTGTTCTATAGTTTTAGCATCTGGATTTGCTTTTAATTTGTGACCTAACTTTTCTAAATTTTTATATTGGCTTTTAGCATAACTGTTGTTTTCTCTGCCAAATGTGCTGAGTAAATATTTGTCACCCAACAATACTGCAAGTTTAACTGGATTTATTTCTTCTTTTTCTTCACTGTCTAAACTCATGGTCACATGCAAGCCAGTTGAACTGTTGGTGTCTACATCTTGATTTTCTAACCATGCAAATAGGCTTTTCATTTCTTCCAGCATTTTTCTGGGTGTGCTGTACACCGGTGAAATGATCTCAGAGCCTGTGCCATCTGTTTGAATACTGCTGTCATCCTCTACACGCCAGTAATCTTGAGTGGTGTCACCTGCTCTACTGTGATATTCTCCTGCTTGAACTACTTGATATTGACTGTTTTTGTCTGTCCAGTCTGTCAGATAGTCTGCAACTTCTTCTTGGCCACCACCTTCGCCTCCACGGTTTGGATCGTACAAATAGATATCATGCTCACTTAAACAACTAATCCAACTACCGTATTCTTCATTTGCCCAGTAGTCCATATCATACTCTGATCGAGCTCTATCAATAGCATCGTCAAATGCTTCGCCATTTTCGCGGATATCTTCTCTTAACCAATCTTTGTAATCGTCTAATAATTCTTCTTCCACATACTGACGACCCCAGTTCATAAAGTCCCAATCTTCGTATTCTTCTTGGTCTTCTTTTGGTAAGTCATCTAATATGCGTTCTTTGTATTCTTCTATGTCATCTTCGCTAAGTTCATCTTCTATGTACTTGTTGAGATAGTATTCATCTTCTTCGCGGTCGCTAACCATTTCATCAATGATGTCACTTTCAAGTTCCAATGCTGGACCTTCCAGTATCCATTCATTATAACTCTCTTCAACTCTATTGACAGATCTGCTACCTTCCTGATCGTGTATAAAGTCTTCGATATCATACCAGCCATAATCGTATAGCCATTCACCTTCGTCATCATCACTGCTACCATACACATTGTCCCATGAAGTTTCTGCTTCAAAGCCACATTTGATAGGAAGGTCTAATGCCTGCTGTGCAATTTCTTTACTGTTAAAGTTGATTTCAAAAATCAGTTCTTCGCCTTGCTCTCGAAGTTTGTTTTTTCTAACTAATCTTTTTAAACCGGCGCGATCTTTGTTTTTAAATTTTATCCCTGATCCTGACTTTTTAATCAATGTTCCTAGTTTGCCTTCTTCCATAGGCAATTCAATTTCGTCGTCCGGTTGTATTGTATAAAATTCTTTGCTTTTTTGATTTTGCACAATAAGTGCATCTTTGTTTTTTCCTTGTCCAACAGGGCTAACTACTTTAACTGCATTGCCTTTGTCATCTGCAAATTCAAAATCTTTTTCTAATTCACTTGCTTTTGCAATTTTTGGCTGTTGTGGTTGTTCCTGTTCTGGCTCTTTAACATTTAGGCCAGGAGTAGTTGTTGGACTGCCTAAATCTTTTTTAGGTGTTTGTTTTTGCACAGTGGGACTAGCAACTGCATTTGCTTTTGCATTAGCACCAGATTGCTGGCTTCCAACTGCTGTTGGTGTTCCTGGTTTAAGTCCGTATTCGTTTAAAATAGACTGAAATGTTCTTATATCTTTAAACTTCATTATCTGCGCCTATTAGTTGATCTATTTAAACTTTTTACTCTTCTACTTGCAGGGTTCATTCTTTTTGTTCTTTTTGCTTTACGCATCATTCTAGCACCCATTCGTGCTTTAGTTTTTTTCAATGTCAATCTTTTTTTCATGTCAATAGGTTTGTGACATTGACTTGGATTACTTACTACTCTACCTTTGCGTCTTCCACTGGTGCATCGTACTGCACGTTTAACAGTTTTACCCATTTTACGCCAAACCATTCTGGCTTCAATTATAGTATCTTCTGTAAGTTCGTTTAATCTCATAATTACCCAGTAAACATATTCACTATCAATCCAACTAACACTGCAACAAGTGTTGTAAAACTTGTGCCTACAATAGCAACAAGCCAATTTTCTAATTTGTTTAATCTTGTTTTAGTGTCTTCTTTGAATTCACGAAGTTCAGTTGTTATGCTTTCAATTCTCAACATGTCAGCAATAATATGAGCTTCTAAATTATTTGATTCGGCATACACTTGTTTTTCTTCAGACATTGCTTTTGGTTGTGTTTTTTTCATATTATAATAAATCCTGTTTTGTAAATTCCATATTTAATACATTTTTAGTATCTATAGTACCGCTATTTAAAACAATACCGTTTAATTCATCAACTAATGTCTGTACTGTGTGTGCCCCGGGTCTTTCAGTGGCAAATTTAAATATCCAACCTGCACCGGTTAAACTTGGTGCGCCATAATTTTCTAAAAGAAAATTTCCAGTCCCATCTAATTCAACTGGATTATTCATTACAATAGGCATTGCCCTTAACCCAATAACTTGCACAACACTCTCAAAATCTTTTTGAGTAACGTCATTAAAATCATTAGTAACTGTGATGTCTAATTTTGTAAAAAGTGTAAAAAATTCTATGTTTCCTGTTACAACTTCTATAGAGCCCATTGCTCCACTTCTTGTTCCAACCATGATGTCTCCTGTGTATTAGTTGTATTTATCACTATTTAAAATTTTTTAACTAGAACTAGAAGCCAAAAAAAATCCCCACGTAAGTGAGGATTTTTAATGTTACTTTTGAAGTAAACTTATGCTACGATGTAATCACCGCTTGTTACTGTTGCGTTTGCACCTAGTACACTTACAACTGAAGCCTGGATTGCTGTAACGTTTGGTTGACCTTCAACTGCCACGTACATAACTCTTGCGTTTGCAGAGTTGATGATTACTGGAGTTGCATGTAAAGCGATTGCTTGTACTACTTGCTCACCTGGGTCAGCCGCGCCTGCTGTAAAACCAAAGTTGCTGATGTCATCAGAACCGTCTACTTCGTCTACGATAAGGTGTGTTAAAGAACCGACAAGTAATTGTCCTTCTGCTACACCACCATTTACTCTTGATAATGCCATTTTAATTCTCCTAAATTGGTCTTTGCATGTTTGTGGTCTTTAAACCACCGCCTTTTAAGTTATCTAAACATGCTCTGGTTACTAGTATTTATGAAAAATAATGATTTTTTAGGGTTTTTAGAAAGGATAATATGCTGATTATCTACGTGATTTACGGTATTTGTTGCCCATTTGCATTACTTTATCAAGTTTACCCGCTAAATTATCACCAATATCCATGCCACTACCTACTGCTGTGTCCATACTTGTTAAATCTGGTACAACATCGCCCATTGCCTGTTTCAGTTTATCAGAAACTTTACCTCTGGTTCTCAAATGACCGTGCGTTCTATCCTGCCAACCTGCTTGACCTGCAGGTTGTTGCACTGAAATAGATTTGTTATCATCGTCTGCACCGTATGTCATGTTAGCACTTGTAGATTTAGCAGTTGTGTTGTTTCGTTTTTTCTTTTTTGCTCGATATTCTTCTAAAGCCATTGATATTGCATCAGTAGGGCTAACTCCGCCGGCGCCAAATATTGCTTTTCCACGACTAGCAACATAACTTTTTGCCCCAGAATCAAAATGTTGTCCGGCAACTTTTAACCATCCAGTATAAGCATTGTCAAATCTCTTGTATTCTTCTGGAGAGGCCGCTTCATGTATGATATCTTTAATTAGCATAAATGTATTTATCTAAAAACTCATCATGTTCTTGTATTTCTGTTTTAAATTTGGTTGTTGCTGGATGATATAGTAAAGTTTGATTTTCGTTTGATGCATTAGATTTTTTTCCAAATGCTTCTATCTCTTGTAATTGTTGTTCTGATTCCCATAACCAGTTAAATTTATTATACATATATTCACTGTTATTTAATCGTAGATGATCCAAAGCAATTATATGTAAATTATTTGCACCGCAACATTGTTTTTCACAAACACTTTTTGTAAAAGATGTTAAATTACTGTATTCTTTTATTGTTTGCTCAAACATCTGAAATATTGTGGTTTCACTCTCATTTGAATAATTTGCATTTTCTAATCCTGTATAACTAACATAATTGGCCAGTGATTCCACTGTTTCAACTATTGGCCTGAAACCTGTTATAATGTAAACTGTTTTAAATTTCATTGACATATTTTTAAAAAACAAAAACATTTTTTCAGGATCCATAAAATGTAAAAAATTAGGTCTAGTTACATATAAATATTCAGTCAGTGTATCATCCTTTAATCTATGCTCAAATCGTTTAAAGAAATTGTCAAAAAGAATTTCAAAAGAATAATATGAGTTGAAAAAACTTTCCAAAAATCCAAAACCTTCTCCTAGATGTAAACCATCTTCTTTTAATAACATTTTTTGATTTTGATAAACAGCCGGTGTTATTTTATTATCATTCAATCTTTGTAAATGTTTATCTAACATTTCAAAAGGATTTACCGGCATTATTTTTTGCCTAATATGAAGAGGAGACTGATGAAATAAGTCGTACAGATATGTAGTGCCAGTTCTGCGTGGTCCTATATGTAAAATAAAATTATATTTTTTTTCTTCCACTAGCCCAATATCCTGCTACTGCACCAATTCCTGCACCGCTAACTGAGCCAAGTTTGCCTTTGGTAAGTTTTGGAAGTACTTTACTTCCTGCATAGGCTCCAATTGCTGTTGCCGCCGCACGTTTTAATGTATCTGATTTTTGTGGTAAAGGTTTAAGTTCTCTTCTTGTACTCATTGAACTTATGTGTGTGAAAATTTCACTACCCCTACCTTTTGATCTAATATTTTGTAATAATTTACTTATAATCATCTGTCTTTGAGAAAATTTTAAACTTTGCCATTCAACTATCAATCTTCGCATTTGTTTAAATATTGGATTTTCTATTTTTAATTGTGTTTCTAATCTAAATAAAAATGTAGTTGCATCACTTTTGCTTACAGCATCTTTTGCAAGTCTTTGCATAAACATGAAATGCTTTCTGTTTTGAAATGATAGGGATTTTAATAGAGATCTATCCGAACCAGATATTTTTAAATTACCGTAATCTGGATTATTGATTACAAATCCTAGTAGATATAAATCTGTTGCGGCTGTTCTAAAAACTGCATATGGTCCATATTGACATGTTTTAGTTGCATATGCAATGCCATAATCATGTTGTTTATTGTCTAGAACAAACATGTATGTAGATAATGTTTGCAAATAAAATAAATCGGCAATATCTCTGCCAGACAATCTCGAAAAACTGCCTGTAGTTCTGTACAGTCTACTTTCTGCGAGCTCTTGATTTATAAGTTTAAATTCGTACATTATGCTCCCGGTTTGCCTGAACCAAAGTTTAATCTACTAAACTCTAATCTGTCTACTAATTTAAGAGCATTACCCATTCTGTCTACAGCAACAAAACCTTCCTCGCCGGTTACTTCTAATCCTTTATCGCTTTGAATGAAAGTTCCTATCTGTCTAATTTGTTCTAATTTTTTAACAATTTTTACTTTTGCTTCTATAATTTTTAAATATAAATCATATACTGCTACAATACCAGGTACATGTTCTTTGATAAATTTCACACCTTGTACCATTTTAGCAGTTTTAGCATCTATACTTTTTTGCGTTTTAACTTTACTGATTTCTTTTGTCATAAAATCTATATACTTTTGTACAAAACCTTGTGCAAATTTTGTAGGCTCATCAAATGATCCTTGACGTACTTGATTGTTTGCATGTGCTTTTAATTGTTGTAAGAAATCTTTGCCTATTAAATCAGTGCCTTTTTCTAACCAACTGAATGTGTCAGCATCTATACTTTTTAAATAACTATCTGCCTCACTTATAGTATTCAATAAATCGTTACTTTCGTCTTTAGTAAAGGTTACAGTACCACTTAAATCTTTTATTCTAGCATCTCTGTGCCATACTCCATTGGCTTGACCTAACACACTGCTGTCAAAACCAAATTTAGCAGTTGTGTCTGCTAGTGTTGGACCGCCAACATATTCTGTGTGCCACACAATACCGAATCTTGCATTTTGAATTTGTTTACCTAACTCGCTGTCTTTTGGTACAGCATATGTGATTGTGTTTGGTTTAAAAACTATGTGGGGTTCGCTATCAATGTTTATTTCTTTAATATCTTCTTGACCAGCAAACAGCATGTCACCTTGTGCAACTGTGTCCCAATTTAATCTACCTAAAAATTTTAATGCTAATTTTAATTTATCTCTTAAACCACTAGCATCTTTATCACCTTGATCAGCATGATTACGTTCAATGTCTTGAGGGGTAAAGTTCAGTTTAGGTTTTTGTGCAAACACACCTTTTGTGCCTACAAAAAATTTACCTGTTTGTGGATCTTTGCCGGCAATAATAGCAGGAGCACCGTCCCATTTGGTTGTCATACTAACAGGTGCTTTGCTGTTTCCTTCTAACATTTGATGTAAACTGTATAGATAGTCTACGGCTTCTTTTGCACCTGCAAAACCTTTATTAAAGATATTGTCTTCTAAATGTTCAAGGTGAGTGTTTTTGCCTTCTTTGGCTTCTAATAATACACTTTCTGAAAGTAGTTGAGTAACAAGTGGTTTCGAAATTTCTACAAATTTCACTTTAAACTCCTGCTAATACTTTGTATTCAAATAACTCTAAATCTTTTTGGGGTATTAAAACAACATCTGATTGTGATTCTGTAATAAGAACTTTGTAACCTAATTGTTCCCAAGTAATGCCAGCATATTCTAATACTTTATTTACATGTTCAAATGATTCTCTGCTCATACTTCTTGCTACTTTAACAAGTTCTTGATAAGCAGGACTTTGTTTGTCCATTTTAGTTCTTTTTAGCATAGCAGGTAATGTTGCGGCATAATTACTGATGTCAACATTCTGAGATTTCATTTGAGATAATCTATCAACAAATTGTTGTGCGGCTTGCTCGTCGCCACTCATAACCTTTTTTTGTAAGTATGTTAAATCTGTTTTTGCTACATTTGCTACTGCTTTCTTATCAGTGGGTTGATCTGGTTGAGGTTTACTTCTCAATAAATTGCCCATTGCTCTACCAATGCCTGCACCTGCTGTGGCACCTGTTCTCTTCCACACATTGGCATTTGGGTCTGCTTTAGTTTTGGTTGCAAGTTCGCCGCCAATTGCTTGGTTAAACTTAGATTTTAATTTATCAACAAAACCCTGTGGTTCTTGTCCTTTATTAGCATAATACTTATCTAACTGTTTTGCTTGACTGGATGTTGGACTTAAATGAACAGCACCTTGTGCTGGTTGTTTGGTTTTTGGGTCAACCTCAATCCAGCCCTGTGCGGAATTACTAAAAGTTCTACCGTCTGGTAATTTTATTTCTGACGATTGATAATCTCTAGTAGCGGCTTTTTGCCTTGCCATTTGAGCAATTCTGCCCATAGATTGAACAGCACCTTGCTGAAAGTTTCGCTTTTGTTTGTTTTTTAGAAACTGTTGTCTTGCCCTACTTTGAGGTGCTTCATTTATCTCGTTGATTCTCATCGGTGCTCTCTTTTACAATTTTCTTTATGCCTCGTGAAAATTTCATATAGTCACCGCTTTTGAGACTGTTTATAAGTCTACGCTCTAGATCTAGTGCAGTTTCGTTGTCATATAGCTCATACAATGTTTTTTTGATATTTGCGGCACTAGAAACTAAATGCTCTACACGATTTTCAAGAATATGGTGTTTATTCCTATCAACACTGATAGAATTTAACTCTTCTAATATACTTCTTGTTTTTTTCACAGCATTTATTCCTTAATTACACATATTTATCATCTACATGTCGTTTTTCTTTAAGAACTCTCGTATGCCTAATGCCTGACTAACTGTATTTTCAGCAGATGGCTCATCTGCCTTGATACTGTTACTACGTTTTAGTTGATCAACTAATGATGATGTAGTTACTGTCAATGCATCCTCATCATCGTCATCTAGATCTGATACTCGTAACGTATCTGGGTTAAATTTTAGATCAACTTTACTGCCAACACCACTACTAGAACGTGTTTTCATAAACTGTATTTGGTACCTGCCACGCTCTCGCATTGCATTACTTGTAAAAATACCAACAACATTATCTGCTGTTTGAATTTTACTGATACCACCTGCAATATGATGGTGGTCGAATTCTATCTCTTCTACCGCACCTCTGTTCAACTGAGATGCTGTTACTAATAATAGTCCTTTTTCGACTGCTAAATTTCTCAATTCTTCAGAAACATATTTGTCCTTGATAAACAGATCTCCTGGGCTGACTCTAGCACTAATTGGCATCATGAGATCCAAGTAGTCAACTAACAGTGCATCTACTTTTACATCTGCATTTATTTCATATTCTCGAACAAATGCTCTAATATCATTAGCAGTTACACCATTAGGCATCTGTTTAACTCTAAACTTACCTGCACCTTTGCCTTTCATACGCACTTTGAGATCAACATCATCCATGTTTTTCATAATCTCTTTAGTACCGAATTCACTGACCATAGCATCAAGACGCATACTGATAAGTTGTTCACTAAGTTCTAATGATACATAAACAACATTTAATCCTGCTAAACTCCAGTTTACGCCCAAGTTTTGTAAGAACAAACTTTTACCTGCCCCTGAGCCTCCTGCGAATATTGTTATTTCTCCTCTGTTCAGACCACCGTAAAGTTTTTGGTCGAACATTTTCCATCCTGTTGGTGTTGCACCTGCTTGGTTTTTTATCCACTGTAATCTTTCCTTTGGATTTTCGAAATAGTCTAAACCTAGATCTTTTACAAGTCCTACTTGACTTGCTTGTTTAATTTTATTTTCTACAGCACCATAATCTTGTTTTTCTAACAAGTCGGTACTGTCTAATATGGCTTTTTCTAGTGCTTTGTGTCTACAAAAAGTTTCAAAACTATCCAAAAACCATTCAATATGATTATCAGTTATACCGTCTACACGTTCTAAGTCTATATTTGTAGTTGCACTAATTTGATCAATGGTAGGAATACTGCTATATTCTTGAGAATGTTGTTTTAGAAATTTAACAGTATCTTGATATTTTCTGTTAAACATATATGGTTCAACAATATTATTTACCCTCACAAATAACTCAGGGTCACTTATAATAAAACGAAGAAATAATTCTTGAATTTCTTCTGTGTATTCTTGTCTATCCATATATTTTCATTGCTCCTTCATAGAGAAACTGTGCTAATAATTTATGACCTTTTTCGTTTGGATGGTGATCATCATGGCTAACAATTAAATCAGGATCACCATCCAAAAATCCTGCAAAAGAAATACCAGTCCATTTGGTTTTGTCTATACACTTTAATAACATGTTTTCTAATTGTGTTTTTTGAGGATTATAAAAGTCTAAAAATTTGTTACTAACAACATGTTCTTCAGGTGACATAGTAGTAAAGTAAAATTTTATATTATTCTTTAAAAAATAGTTCTGTAAGGTTAAAATATTTTTAAGCAAATGTATTTTGTAATCAGTTGTACTCCATAAGTATAACATTTCTTGAGTTGCCGCGTCTACGAATTTATCATTATTTTTTACTTCTAAATCACATATCATTGTAAGGCTTGATTTTGGGACATTATTTAAAATTTGATTTGGGTAGTCTATGTATGTTGTTAAACCCACATAATCATTTATAGACTTGTTATACACTTCTTTTCTATACTGACTGGTCCACTGAATTATAACAATATAATCACTCATGTCATTACTTTCACAAAAATCTATAGTAGTCCGAACAATTCGATCATTACTTCCGCCGCCTAATGATAAATTAGTAACGTCATCAAACTTATCACTTAATTGTGCTGGCCAGGCAATACTCATAGGTGGAAGTATTTGGTTATTTTTGTCTCTTGGTGTTTGATGACCATAAGTAAAACTACATCCATTTGCTAAAAGTTTCATAGCATACCTCTTTGTTTCATTTCTCGTAGTATTGCATCTCCTATTAGTTTATGGCCAAGTTTGTTGGGGTGACCATCTGTATCACTTACTTTGTTTTTATCCATGTAGAATGTTAAAGGTTGTTTTGACCACAATGATAAATCTAAAGATTTTTTTAAATTTAATTCATACTTAGTAGGTCTATTATCTATGTCATCGAATGACATACCGTTTGGATTAGAGCCGAGATGTCCAAAATAAGACATAGATGTAAACATAAAAGGTATGTTTTTTTGTTTTAAAAAGTTTTCTAAAAGAAATACATTTTTATAATATTGAACAAACATATCATTAAAAGATTTTACAAATAATGTTTGATTTTCTGCGGCAGATATAAAATTTTTATATGCAGTTGTTTTTTTAAATTTAGAAATATATTTTCCATTATCAAAATGAACAGTGTATTTTGAATTTTTTGATTGCTCTTTAACAGATTGTGTTAAGTTAGTCTGAGATAAATTACATACTCCAGCCCAATCTTTTACTAAATCTACATATACTTCATAACGCAACGGTGACGTCCACTGAATAACAGCAACATGATTTTGTCGAGGTTTAGAAAAATACTCCATTGTGGTTCTCAAAATACGATCATTACTGCCGCCTGCTAACGCTGAAATAATCACATCATCGAAATGGTTGCGTATTTGGTTTGCCCAAACATATTTTGCAGGAGGGTTTAATTGGCCTTCTGTGTTGTGTACTTCGCCATGGCCCCTAGTAAAACTGCAACCGTTTGTATAAAGTATCATAGATATCTACCCACTAAAAATCCTGCTAAAAATACAAGCCAATCAAATACAAAATGCATTATAAATGAAATAGCAAATATTTCCTTCCAATGCTCTTTACAAATGTTTAACCATTCTGCAAATTTTCTCATAACATTTTTGCCTGTACTTGAATTTTAATTTTATTGTTTGATGCATTCTGTAAAATACTTTTTAAAGTTAAAAGTCTACCATACTTAACAACTGCATCAGCCGCATCTTTTATACCATCCTTCCACGGAGGAAAACTTACTTCCCATCCTAATTCAACTGCTTGTTCTATGAGTTGCTTACCGGCTCTGTCTCTGTCTGGGCATAAAATTACACGTTTATTTAATTTGTCAATTAAATGTGCCTGCTCTGGTGTAACACCGTTTCCTAATACACTAATACCATCAACAAGGATAGCATCAAAAACACCTTCTGTAACTATTACAAAATCTCTATCACTATCAACAAATTTATCTATATTAAAAACATAACCACTTTGCATATTAAGCAAATATTTTGGCGTTTCTTTGTCAGGTGGATTGATATGTCTTCCGGTCCAGCCAACTAATTCATCATTGTACATAAATGGCACAACAATTCTAGATTTATACAAATTGTTATCAAAGTGCAATAACGGATAAACACCTAAAAGTTTACGTGATAATGCATATTGTTTTACAGCATGATTGTCTGGCAGAGATTCGATTAAATTGGCGTCTTTAGGTAAGTTTACAACATCAAATGTAGATGCACTATACACATATGCATCTGTTTCTTCTATATTAAGATCGTCTGAGTATTTAAGCAAATTAAATACAACCTCCTGGATGTCTTTTTGAGATGCACCTAAAGTTTCTACTAATTTTTTATACCTAGCACCTAATCTAGGTGTAGGTGACCATCCAGTTGTATAATTGCAATTAAAACAATGATAACTTATTTTTGAACTGTTTTGTATAACTCCACCACGTTTACGTTTATCAGTACACATAGGGCAATTAAATGTAATCCAGCCACTAGGAGTTCTACCTGCACTTAACGGTATTCGATCCATTAAAAGTCTATGTACTTGTTCTACTAATTCGTGGTGATGCATAGTATTATTATAGCATCTTTTAAGGAAAAGTCAACTAATTTCTTAGTTGTATTTTATCAACAGTGCCAGATACTTGATCATATTTAACTCTAATCCAGTTAGTATTTACTTTAAAGTTAAATGGATCAACTCCATTAAAGGCAGAACTATATGGTATTCTTTCTTGTCCAAAGTCACCTTGTACATTTATATTATACCAATCAGTTTCCTGTGTTGGTACAGTTGAAATAGGGCTACCTTGTACCCAAACATTACCAACAAAGTTTGTCATATGGATAGCAATGGTATGCTGACTATGATTGAAATTACTATCTTGATTGCCATACATTGCAGAAGTTACAAAAGTGTTTGATGTATCACCTAGGTCAACATTTGCAGTTTGAAAAAAGGTTTCAGTTTCTTGTGTAGGTATGGGTTCATATTCTAAGTTGTCTCTGACTTCTAAATCTGTAATAATTCTATCGTTTTGGTTAGCATACAAAGGATATTCAGTAACACCATTGTCAGCACTTTCAGTAATTGAAATTTGATAAAGACCTTTGGGTAAATTTGTTATATCGCCAACCACTAAATCTAATTTTGCTTCTCCAGTAGAGCCACTATTCACTAACGTAAGTTGTTTATGTAACACTCGTCTTTTTGTTATTGGATTTACAATATTTGCAAACAGTGTTTTACTGCTTAAATTTTGTAAAACCCTATCGCGGTTTCTCACAAAAAAGTTTAATGTATTGTTAAAGCCTTTGTGTATTACTAATTTTTTCTGATTCATAGGTCTATTATCCACTTTAATGCCTTCACTGGTAAGTACCAAATCTAAATTTTGGTTGTCATTTAATTTATATAACGTATGACTACTACCATAAGACATATTATTTTATCCAATCTTTGTAATGTATTTATCTTATTTTATTATAAATATCTACAATGACTAACGAAAACAAATTACAAGAAAAATTTCCGTTTTTGACAGGCATTAGATACAACGACACAGAATATGTTGGTATTGTCCAAAATACCGATAATCAAATTATTAGTTTCTACGATGTAGACAGTTGTAAATCTGATACTGAAAAACAACTCATATTAGAATACGGCGATTTATGGTGGTGGGAAAGTAATCGAATATTGCCAATAGACGTATTCTTATTTCAAGAAATGCAAACTTTTAGACATTGTGTAAAAACATTTATATTAAAAGAAACAGAAATTATATTTGGACCCACCATTAGCATGCAGAATATACTTAAGAAAAGAATAAAAAGAAGAAGTATTCAACTTGTTAAAAAAGTTGACTAAACAGACTGCTCACAAATTAAATTTAATTGTACTATAATTGCTAAAGCATACCCAATAGCATGACTGCGTTTAAAAAAATACTCGTCAGTTTTTTCCCAAACTTCCTTTTCGATAACTTCCCATGTATTGCCAACTAGGTATCTTTTACCTGGTCTAATCATTGCAAGTATCATTGCAAGTTGATCTATACTTTTTGGAGGATGTTGTTTTACAAGTTCCCAATGTTTATTGATATGAAACAGTTGTTCAACTACTTCTTGGTGTTCGAACAATTCCCACAAGGGTTCAGTTTTAATCAATTTATCTAAATGTGCTTCATTGTCTACACTTTCATAGATATGGTTGTTTAACACATCTATTTTAAAATATCCCAACTCTTCTGCTTGTTTATGATCTATTGTGCTAAACCCTTCAATGGGGAAACTAGGTATTGGTTGTAAATACACACCTGTATTATGTTTTTCGTAACTGTTTTCACGTTTAATACTTGCAGGAACATAATCGATAAATTTTAACAATTTATCTCTGTCTGCCATATCTATATCTACGTCAAAATCAATCTTCATCGTCGTCACTGAAAAGAATACTCCATTTGAGCAGTTTTTCTCTTTTTACTTTCATTCTATCTTCTATTTGTTGTTGTGTAACTACTCCACTCATTTTTAATATCTCAATCATGGTCATTACATCACCAACTTCATCACGCAAATTTTGCAAATATTTT